TTTCCCCGCTGGTCCCAACGCCGGTGGGTCTAAAAGACGCGCACATCACAATATCCACTCTGCTGAGTGCGTTGATAAATGCAGACAGTCTGACTCGGCCCAACAATGCGAACGCGCTGGAGATAGTGGCCCTTCCTCTACTGCTCCTGCTGATTGCGTTGCTTGCGAAATTACCGATTAAGTTTGTCATTCCAGCGTTTGTCATTCTCATCGGCGGGATCGGCGGCGGATCGTATTACGCCTTTACGGAAGGGCGTCTTGTGGACGCCAGTTATCCGTTGTTGGCAAGTTTGGTGACGTTTGCGCACTGCTTGTTTAATCAGTTCTATCGCGAGTACGTCTTGCGGCAGCAGATTAAGAAGCAGTTCGAGCACTATTTGGACCCGCGTCAGGTGAAGCGCCTACAGACGCAGCCAGAGCTGCTCAGGCTGGGTGGAGACAGACGTAGGGCAACATACCTGTTCACCGATGTTAGGGGCTTCACCAGCCTCTCCGAGGCTCTGGAGCCGCCTCAAGTGGTAGAGGTTATGAATAAGGCGTTAACGATTCAGGCAGATTGCGTGAAAGACGCTGGCGGGATGGTGGATAAGTTTATTGGGGACGCCATGATGGGTGTCTTCAATGCGCCGCTGGATCAAGACGATCATGAAAATGCAGCCATTGATTGCGCCATTGAGATTCAGCGACAGATGGAAGAGCTGCGTCATGAGATGAAGAAGGAAGGATTCCCTGAGGTGGCGATTGGCATTGGTGTGAATACCGGCGATGCGGTGATCGGCAACATGGGGAGTTCCAGTCGCTTTGATTACACCTGCATCGGAGATGCGGTGAATGTGGCGGCACGGCTAGAGAGCGCGACCAAGGAAGCCAAGCGCGATATTTTGATTGGCGAGGTGACAGCGGAGTTTTCTCGTCATGAACTGGAAGAACTGGAACCGATGGCCCTCAAGGGGAAGGCGGCTCCGGTGAGAGTGTTTACGTTAAGGATGGTAGATGGGATTTAAATTATCCATTGTGTTAAGCATTGCGCTGGTCGCTATGGCTGGTGGCTTTAAGCTCTATTACGACAAGAGCGAAGCAGAGAAACAAGCCATGGCAACGCAGTTACAGCAGGCAATGGACAATCAGCAGCGTCTAGAAAACGCTATAGCCACGCAGAATGAGCAGCTTGAAAAGGCTGTAGCCGAACAAAAAGAATCGCAAGCGCGGATTCAGGGCTTAACCGTGGCGAATAATGAGGCCAACGAGAAAGTGGAGGATTTGCGTAATAAGTTTGCCCGACACGATCTGGACATGCTGTCGTTGCGTAAGCCCGGTCTGGTGGAAAAAATGGTGAATCGTGGCACCGCTAGGGTTTTTCAGGAACTTAAAGATTTAACCGACCCGGATCAGTTTGATGAAGACGACGATACCGTTACTGATCCTACTTAGCGGCTGCTCCTTAATGGGGAGTTCGCCCTTTACACCGCCTGAAGTCAGGCCGGTGGAGGTGGTGACCATTGAGAAGCCCGCGCCGATGTATCACCCGCCGCTGCCGATGGCAGTCAGTGGGGTGCCGGTGGAATGGAAGATTCTGACGCCGGACACGATGGAAGAGTATCTGAACGACTTGAGAGCAGGCGAAGCCCCCGTTAATGCGTGGTATTCACTGACCACTAAGGGCTATGAAAATCTTAGTAACAACGTGGCACAAATTCAGAGATACATTCAGCAGGTGCTTTCGATCATTGAGTATTACCGAGACACCGACAAGGCCAGACAGGAAGACGATGAGCAAGCTGATTGAGATGTTGCGTCGGCATGAGGGTGTAGAGACCCATGCCTACATGTGTAGCCAGAATTTTTTAACGATAGGGGTCGGTCGGAACATTGATCCCGGTGATGACGGAGCCACGCAAGGGCTTGGTCTTTCTGCGGATGAGATCGATTACCTGTTGCAGAATGACATCATCCGAGTTGCACAAGAATTGCACGATGAATATCCATGGTTCGCTGGGCTAGATGATGTACGCAGGGATGCCATGGTCGATATTAGTTTCAACTTAGGGCAGACAAGATTGAGGGGGTTTAAGAATGCCCTGGCTGCTATGGGTGAAAGAGATTGGGAAGAAGCGAGCGAACAATTCATGGACAGTCGCTGGGCAGAACAGGTCGGTAACAGAGCAAACGAACTGGCGGAAATGATCCGTACAGGGGAGTATCAAGGCTAGTTATGGCATATAGAAACAGATTTTTAGATCAAGCTCGCATGGGCCTTCAGGGTGTCGGCGGCGGCATTATGGGTGGCCTTGGTCCAGACCCAAGGATGCAGGCGCAGATGCAGCAGGCGCAGATGTATCAGAGGGCTGTTCCACGTATGCCTGATCCACGGATGCAGCAGCAGGCTCAGATGCAGGCGCAGCAGGCGCGGTCGGCGATGCAGCAGGCGCAAGAAGCTGCGCAGATGCAGCCGCCACCGGCATACGGTGGTATGCGACAGCAAGGTGGCCTACGAGGACCGCAGGCGGATCTGATGAGACAAGCGCAGCCATTTCTAGGCCAAGGTTTAGGTGCAGCAGATCAACAACAACTTGCCGGCCCCACACGAATTGGGCAGCAACCCGGTCAAGCGACTGAACTAGGTGCTCCCGCATCTGATCCCGCTTGGGCTCCCGGAGGAAAATGGGGATCGCCGGGACAAGGTCTAGGTGGTTACCAACCGGGTCAAAGAGAAGAGCAGGCTCGCATTGAATCAGAGCCGATGGTGCGGGATCAGATGGTTCGAGAACCGGAAGGCACCTTTCAGGATAGATTAAGGAATTTAGGAGGCGGTCTTGGTGGCGGCAATATGGTGCGAGATATGCGGCACCGACCAGAGCCTCCTACGATGCCCGGTGGATACGGCTCGATTCCAAGAGATACTGGTTTTGCCTCCATTCAAGGGGGCACTGACCGATGGGGTAATTTACATGGGTCTCAAGACTACCACTACGGTAGAGGCCCAACCCCCGGAGGACCGGGCAAAGGACGACAGCAGCCATCGCCATGGGGCGGAGGTTTTGGAGGAGGTTTCGGCGGAGGATGGGGACAACCACAGCCTTCTCCGTGGGGCGGAGGTTTTGGTGGAGGACCGGGTAAAGGACGACCGCCACCGTTTAGGCCACCGGGTAGATTTCCTGGAGGACCGGGTAAGGGTGGTGGAGGTGGATGGTCACCGGGACCAATGCCGGGACGCTCATACACCCAGCCATCGATCCCCTGGAATTACGGACAAACGAACTACACACCGGGGCGTTTTGGCGGCTATGGCGTTCCTTCAGGGATGGGTGATGTCTTGAATCCACCACGGGCTTACCCGCAGCCGCAACCCGGACCGGGGCCATTACCTGGACCACAGCCGCAGCCCGGACCCCAACCACAGCCAGGACCGCAGCCGCAGCCGGGACCACAACCAGGACCGGGACCACAACCGGGGCCAGGACCGGGGCCATTGCCGGGACCGGAAAGACCTTATCCGGGTGGACCGGGCAAAGGGGCATCTACGCGGCCTTCGGTCATGGGCAGAGGCATTACTTACAGAGGTTCGCCGGGTAAAGCCAGCGGCGGCATTGTTTCGGCTTATCGACAGCGATAACTATGCCTCTTCGTAAGCTGCAATTTCAGCCGGGTGTTAATAAAGAAGGCACGGAATACACTGCCGACTCGGGCTGGTATGACTCCGATAAGGTGCGTTTCAGAAAGGGTCGCCCTGAAAAGATAGGCGGCTGGGAAAAGTATTCTGAATCAAGCTTTCTTGGTGTGTGCCGCTCGATCCATGATTGGGCGTCATTAGCATCAAACAAGTATTTGGCGTTAGGTACGCATTTAAAGCTCTATGTAGCTGAAGGTACTAGCTTTAATGACATCACCCCGCTCAGAGCCACGACCTCAGCGGGGGATGTCACCTTTGCAGCCACCAACGGATCGTCCACGATCACGGCCACAGATACGGCACACGGAGCAGTGCCTAATGATTTTGTGACGTTCTCAGGGGCAGCGACTCTTGGCGGCTTGGTGACTGCCGATGTGCTTAATCAGGAATATCAGATCGCGACGGTTCCAAGTGCCAACACCTACACGTTTGCTGCCAAAGACACATCAGGAAACGCGGTCACAGCGAACAGTAGTGACAGCGGCAATGGCGGCTCAAGTGTGGTGGGCGCATATCAGATTAATACCGGCCTGAACACCTACATTGATGGTACAGGCTGGGGATCAAATGCGTGGGGATCTGGTGCATTCGGCACATCTGCCGCGCTTTCCAGTGGTAACCAGCTACGGCTATACAGTCAGGATAATTTCGGTGAGGACTTAATCGCCAATGTACGCGGCGGTGGTTTGTATTACTGGGATTCAAGCGCAGGCACCTCGACCAGAGCGGTCAATGCGACGGCTCTTTCTGGTGCCTCTGACGTGCCGACGGTGGCGCTGCAGATGATGGTTTCCGACGTTGATCAGCATGTCATTTGTTTTGGTGTAAATACGCTTGGGGCAACAGCCGTTGATCCTTTGCTTGTGCGTTGGTCAGATCAGGAATCTGCAGCAGACTGGACACCGACGGCAACTAACACGGCTGGCGGTGTGCGGATTGGACAGGGATCGCAGATTATCGGGGCGTTACAGACCCGGCAGGAAATACTGATCTGGACAGACAGCAGTATTCATTCGATGCGGTTTGTTGGCTCGCCGTTTATTTTTCAATTTGCGCTGTTGAGCCACAACATTTCGATGATCTCGCCGAATGCAGCCGCTAATGCTCGTGGTTCGGTGTACTTTATGGACCGGGGCGGATTCTTTGTTTACAACGGCGCAGTACAGCCCGTGCCCTGTTCAGTGAAGGACTATGTGTTCTCGAACATCAACATCGGCCAAGCGTTTAAGGTGTTTGCGGCAACGAACGTGGATTTCTCTGAGGTCACTTGGTACTACCCGATAGGCACCGGCGATACTGAGATCACCAACTACGTCACCTTTAACTACGCAGAGAACTTATGGTCAGTAGGCACGTTGGTGCGTGGGGCGTGGATTGAGGCAGGTACACGGAATTATCCTTTTGCCAGTTCCATTATCACGTCCACCGATGCGAATTATCTGTATACCCACGAGACGGGGTATGACGATGACGGATCTGCCATGACGGCATACATTGAGTCAGGAGACGTTGAGCTGGATGAGGGCGGTAGATTCATGTTCCTTAGCCGCATGATTCCTGACTTTGCGTTCAGCGGTGATACTGACGATGCCTCGATGAGCGTGACGCTCAAAGGTAAGGACTTTCCTTTGGATACTGCCACTACATTAGCAACGGCGACGGTAACGAGCAGCACTCAGCAAAATCATTTGCGCACGAGGGCGAGAGAGTCCATCGTCCGGCTGGAGAGTAGCGGCTTAGGATATGGCTGGCGTTTAGGTGATTTGCGTTTTGATATGAGACAGGACGGGAGACGTTAATGGCTTCAGTAAGAACAAATCCGCTGCCTTCCCCACCGGAAGAATACAGTGCTGAGAATGAACAGACGATGCGCAGGACGGTGGAGTTTGCTTTGCAGAACATTGAGACCGATGTGTTATTGGCGAAAACGCAGGGCGACAAGGATGGCTCGCTGGCGATCCGCCGGTTTCAATTCTTAACGATGGGAGCTTCATGACCGATGTAATCAAGGTACTTGGGCAGGTAGCGCCGTCTGCTACAACGGCCACCACCTTGTACACAGTTCCTAACTTGACTCAGACAACGATCAGTTCCTTGGTTGTCTGCAATAGAAGCGGTTCGGGAGTGACCTTTCGCGTTAGCGTGAGGGTTGCTGCCGCGAGTGCAGATAACAAACAGTATCTATTTTACGATAAATCTTTAGCCGCCAACTCCACTCAAACGGTGGTGATTGGCATGACGCTCAGTCAGACAGATGTGGTGACAGTTTATGGCAGCGATGGAAACCTTACTTTCAATCTGTTCGGCGTGGAGACCAGTTAATGAATAATCCTCCTCTCGAAGGTATTGCTAAGAACTTAGCCGGCTACGGCAGGTATGGTGATAGTCAGCTTGTGCATATGAACCCGGCTGAGGTCCAGGGCATTGCCTCGCTGGTTCCTGGCGGGAAGCTGACGACCAACCCTGTAACCGGACAGCCTGAAGCCTTTCTCCCTTTCTTGATCCCGTTAATCAGTCAGTTTGCTCCGGCTGCTTTTAGTGCTTTGGCAGCTCCTTTGGCTGGTGCTTCTGGGGTTGCCGGTGCAATAGGGACTGGCCTTTCTGCGCTCGGCTCTAATGCAGCACTCGGTAGTGCTGTGGCGTCTGGCGCAATGGAGGCTATTAGGACGGGAGACATTAAGCAGGGGCTTATGTCTGGGCTGACTAGCTTTGGTGTGGGCAAGGCGTTAGG